GAGATTTAACACAATTAGTATCAGAAGAAGTAAAACTATATAATCCATCACATAGAAAACTATATCAACCAAACGATTTGTTTGTTTATGACCATGAACAAATAAAAATTGAAAACATAAAATTGTGTAAAATGTTATGCGGCGACCATTCTGATGACATCGCTGGAATAAAGGGAATGGGAGTTAGAACATTATTAACATGGGTGCCAGAATTAAAAACAGAAACATTAACACTAAAACAAATTAGAGATAAGTTTAATATACTATTTGAAGATAATAGAGATAGTAAGGTAATTAATAACTTTTTAACTGGCGTAAGTAAATATGGTATTTTTGGCGACGAATTTTTTGAAATAAACGAGAAGATAGTTAGTTTAGAAAAACCATTATTAACAAATGATGCCAAGGCAGCGATACAATCATTAATATACGATACGATGGACCCGGAAGGGCGGTCATATAAAAACACAATGAAGATGATGATGGAAGATGGTATCTTTTTACTATTACCTAAGTCAGATGATGCATGGATTAATTTCTTGAATCCATTCCTCAGATTAACAAGAAAAGAAAAAAATAAAAAAATCATTAAAATTAGAGATTATGAATAATCAAGAACCAATTAAATTCGAATTCCTTTTGACCCTAGAAAAGAACATTATTTGTCAACGTTTTTTCAACGTTAGAAATTATAATCCAGAAGCTAGGCGGTCATTGGATATACACTTTTGTGTAAAAAATATTTGTGACGAAATTTTCCAAGATTTAAAAACAAAAACCTTGGATTATTTGTATGAAAATCGTGAATATATCTTCGGTTTAGAAGATGTGGAAAACACGGAAATCCAAGAAAAAGAATACTTTTTACTAGTGATTAAGATGGGCGACGAAGTATTTATTCAAAGAGTATTTCCTGCATATTTCTTTCATCCAAAAGTAAGATATACGGTTGATATTCGGCCAAGTTTGAAGAGATATCTTTCAGAATTGACCGACATATTATCATCCGAAGAAGTAGAAACGGAATACTTAAATTATAAATTGTAACTATATGATAGAACAAACATTTGCAGCACTTGGTGCTGAATTTCAACAAACACTAATAAAAACAATAATTGAAGATAAAAAATTTGGCGAAACCATTATTGATATTTTAGATACAAAATATTTTGATAATAATTCATTTCGGTTTATAATTTCAAATATTAAAGAGTTTTACACACAATATAAAACGATACCAGGGTATGAAAATATTAAGCAAAAAATGCTTGTTGAGATTGGTAACGAAGATGGAACTAAAATACATTTAGATACTTTAACTGGTATTAGAGAGAAAGTAGGTCCATATGACTTTGAAAAAGACCAGGCTCTAAACTTCTGCAAACAACAAAATCTTAAAAAAGAATTAAAAAAGGTTGACGAAATCATTAAAAGAGGTTCATTTCAAGAATATGAGAAAATTGAAGGTATTATTCAGAAAGCATTGCAAATTGGTATGACAGCAGAAGAAGCAACGGATATATTTTCAGATATCGATGATGTACTAGAAAAAGAAGTGAGATTTCCGATACCTACGGGTGTATCTGGACTCGATAGAATGTTAAAAGGTGGATTGAGTAGGGGAGAATTAGGTGTCGTCCTAGCCCCAACCGGAGTTGGTAAAACAACAGCGTTAACTAAATTCGCCAGTTCAGGTTATATGGCCGGATTTAATGTTTTACAGATATTTTTTGAAGATATTCCAGGAACAATAAAAAGAAAGCATTACACCGTATTAACTGGAATTGACCCAGATGAATTATCAGTAAAAAAAGAAGAAGTAAAAGAAAAGTTATTAGAAATTAAAAAGAATAATAACGCAACTTTAAACACTCTTAAATTACCTAGTGATTCAATCACAATGACATCAATTAAAAATAGAATAAGAAAATTTTTAGCTGATGGCAATAAAATTGATTTACTTCTTATCGATTATGTTGACTGTATTGTTCCAGAAAAACCAATAAGTGGTGAAGAATGGAAAGGCGAAGGTGTTATTATGCGCAGCATTGAATCTATGGCAGCTGAATTTGACATTGCTATATGGGTAGCAACCCAAGGGAATAGAGATTCAATTGGTTCTGAAGTTGTAACAGCAAATCAAACAGGTGGGTCAATAAAGAAAATGCAAGTTGGTCATATCGTATTAACAATTGCTAAAACTTTAACACAAAAAGAAAATAAACTAGCAACAATGAGCTTAGTTAAATCTAGAATTGGTGATGACGGTGTAATTTGGGTTGATTGTATTTTTGATAATAGAATGTTAGTAATCGATACTGATTCTCAAACTACATTACTAGGTCATCAACAAGAAAAAGAAAAGGAAAAGGCTGAAAAAGTTAAAGTAGCATTTCAAAGAGGAAAAGAATTTAATGAAAATAGAGGAGCAGTCCAAGAACAAATTCAATTTGCTACTTTACCCCCTATAATGAACGATTCTCCAAAAAAATCTGAAACATCTTCAGTAAAATCACTATTTATTACAGCTGAAATAAAAGAACCACTTCCTGAAACAAAAGAGGTTATTAGCAGACCAAAACCAACACAGGAAGAACTTAAAGAAGCGCTAGCTCGGGCACAAGCTGTACAAAACAGGCCATAATAAACAAATAAAAAAAAATAAATAATCACACATTAAACAATGGATGAATCACATTACATTAAACCTAACTATTTAAAAACCATTAATGTTCCTTGGGGAGAAATAGGTTATATAACATTTAAAAGGACATATGCAAGAAAATTAAGAGAAGATGATGCTAATTCTAAAACAGAAGAATTCTGGCAAGTAATACAGAGGGAAATAGATGCGTCAGATAAACAATTAAAAGTTGGTTTTACAGAAGAAGAAAAACGGAGATATGGAGAATTAAGAATGAATCTTAAATTCTCAACAGCTGGAAGATTTATGTGGCAATTAGGCACAAAAACAGTTGATAAACTAGGATTACCATCACTACAAAACTGTGCATTCGTTGTTGTTAATAATCCTATAAGGCCATTTACATGGGCATTTGAAATGTTAATGTTAGGAAGTGGAGTAGGATATAATATACAAAAACATAACGTTTATCAATTACCAAAGTTAAAAGGAAAAATAAAAATCGAAAGAAAAGATACTAATGATGCTGATTTTATAATTCCAGATTCAAGAGAAGGATGGGTTAAATTATTAGGTAAAGTGTTAAAATCTCATTTTTATAGTGAAAAAAACTTTTCATATTCAACAATATGTATTAGGTCAAAAGGAGCGTCAATTAAAGGTTTTGGGGGAACAGCATCTGGCCCTGAAGACTTACATTGGGGTATATTGGAAATACATAAAATTTTAAATAATCGAGCAAATAAAAAATTAAGGCCAATTGATTGTTTAGATATTATGAACATAATAGGCGCGGTAGTTGTGGCTGGAAATGTAAGACGTTCAGCTCAAATTGCTATCGGAGATTACGATGATTTAGAATTTTTAAAAGCAAAAAGATGGGATTTAGGACAAATTCCAAATTGGAGAGCAATGAGTAATAATTCAATAATTTCTCCTGATAATATTGATGATTTACTTAGTGAATTTTGGGAAACATATAATCAAGGAGAACCATATGGATTAATAAATTTAGAATTATCTAAATCTATTGGTAGAACAGCCGAAACTCAATATTCAGACCCAGATGTAGAAGGCTTTAATCCTTGTGGCGAGCAATCATTAGCAAATTTTGAAACTTGTTGTTTAGCTGAAGTTTATTTACCTAATATAACAAGTTATGATGAACTAAAAGAATCATTAATGTATGCATATAGAATGAATAAACATTCTTTATCTTTATCATGTTCGTTAAAAGAAACTGAAGAAATTGTTAATAAAAACATGAGAATGGGTATTGGTATGACAGGTATTTTACAAGCGTCAGAGGAACAAAGAAGTTGGTTAAAAGAAGCATATGTTTGGTTAAGGTCATATGATAAATGGTATTCTATAGAAAAAGGATTTCCAGAAAGTATTAAACTAACAACTGTTAAACCTAGTGGAACAGTTAGTTTACTCGCAGGAGTTACACCAGGTGTGCATCCTAACCCAGCAGGCCCATATTATATAAGAAGAATAAGAATGAATTCACAATCGCCATTAATTGACGTATGTAGGAAAAACGGATATCAAATTGAGTATCAAAGAAAATTTGACGGGTCGGAAGATAAATCAACAATGATTGTTTCATTTCCATGTAAATTACCAGAAACAACCCCAGTAGCCGCTAATTATAGTTGGAGAGAACAGATGGATATGATTAGAAGAATGCAAAGAGAATGGTCAGATAATTCAGTAAGTTGTACTGTTTATTATAAAAAGGAAGACTTAGAAGAAATAAAACAATATTTAAGAGAACATTTTAAAAACGAAATTAAAACTGTGTCTTTTTTATTATATCATGGTCATGGGTTTGAGCAAGCACCATATGAAACAATAACAAAAGAAGAATATGAAAAAATGATGATAGGAGTAAATCCAATAACATCTATTGAAATTAAGGAATCAGAATTTGATTTAGAAGAATGTGTTTCAGGTGCATGTCCAATAAAATAACTTTTATCACCAATATTACATAAGATACAGGAAGACAGAAAAAATAAATAATCCGGACATCTATCCGGACATTCATGTCCGCATTTTTTAATATCCCGACATTTTGTTATTATAAGTGTCGGGATATTTATATTTAATGAAAAACCTTTCTTTCGAACACGAGCATTTAAATCATCATCATGGTCAGGATGACTATGAGCTTGGTATATATGAAGATGATGAAGTTATGGGATATGTTGATTATACAATTTTTCAAAACGAAATCACCGTTAGTTATATAATGGTTAGGCCAAATAGACGTAGAGAGGGGTTTGGTTCTATGTTAATAAAAAAAATGAAAAGTTTACACCCAGAGAGTGTATATCTTCCATCCTATAAAACAGATTTAGGAGCAAAATTTAAACATAAAGACGTTAAATTAAATGAAGAATTAAAAAGGATAAAAAATTTAATTACTGAACAAAGAACAAACGATTTAATAATTAAAGCGGGAACAGAATTATTTCATGGAACAATTGAAGGATATGATAAAAGAGACCTTAGAGTTGGTGGATATGATAAAATATTTTGGACGACTCTTTATCCTATAATTTCCCAAACATATATTCCTTCATCTGGTATTAAAATCTTTACATCAACAGCACATTTAGCCAATCCAACAGATAGTAAAGATATACAAAATTTTCAAAGAACCATTGGAATTAATTACGATTATTCCAAAGTAAGATTTAATCATCAAGCTAGGTATGGTGTTGATTCTTTTGAAGAAGCGCCCATTTTTCAAAAAATTTCAGATAGATTTTGGAATTTAAGAGATTTAGCATTTAAAAAATATCAAGAAGCCCAAGACATAAAAAAGAAACTTGATGATGATTCATTATCAGATGATGAGCAAGACGTTTTATTTAAAAGATGGGGTGAACTTGAAGATGAAGAGGTTAATATTCGTAAAGAAATAAATAAATTAGATAAAGATAAAATTAAAAATCAATATATTAATTTAAAATTAAAAAAATTAGGTTATGAACCATCATATAAAGATGATTATAATTTTGATTATAATTGGAGATTAAAAATTGTTGATAATAATATAGTTCCGGCAGATTTTAAAGAAAAGGGGCGATTACTTATTATTAAACCAAAAAGAGATTTAAAAATATATGATACAACATCAAATGAGGAAAGAGAACCTGATTTAACAGATGTTGACTATCATAAACATGGATGGTTTGAATCGGCAATGTCAGCTGGGTATGATGGAATTAAAATTGCTGATTATGCTCAGTCTGAAAATATGGGAAATGTAGGACATTATTCAATAGGACTATTCCAATCAACACTTAAAGATGTTGTTGCAGATGAGGTAAAGGCAATACATCATGATTTAGATTTTACTAGAGATGATAATTCAACCCCCGAATATCTTTCTTATAAAGAAAAACTTAAAGAAGAAATAAATCGTATTAAAGGATTAATTATCCTATTATAATTTCATTTACTTCCATTTTATCTTTTCTTATATTTATTTGTATGGCAACATACGGTATAGATTTTCCATTTAGAGTTAGTCAAAAGGGCGCTTTTCTCAATATGACTGAGACACCCGAAAAGGAAATAAGGGCTAATATAGTACACCTAATTTTAACAAGAAAGGGTACAAGATATTATTTGCCGGATTTTGGTACTAGGTTATATGAATATATTTTCGAACCCAATGATACAATCACGTTTAATTTAATTGAAGACGAGATTAGAACGGCAATTAAAAAATATATTCCTAATTTAGAAATAAAATCAATTACAATTGTAGCAGCTGACCAAGACCCTGAAGAACCATTAAGTATGTCTGAACAATTAGATGAAAGACTTTTTAGGGTATCTGATGCGTCTACAAAACCATATACTGCTAAAGTAAGAATTGATTACGATGTTAATAATCAACCGTTTGTTTCATCAGACTTTATAATTATCAATATATAATATGGCTAAAAAAATATCATATGCAACAAGAAATTTTGCAGGACTAAGACAAGAATTAGTTAATCTTACAAAAGAATATTATCCTGATTTGGTAAATAATACCAATGATGCGTCAATATATTCAGTTTTATTAGATTTAAACGCAGCAGTTGCGGATAACCTTCATTTTCATATTGATAGGGTATGGCAAGAAACAATGTTAGATTTTGCACAGCAAAGACAATCATTATTTCATATCGCTAAAACATATGGTATTAGACTACCAGGAAATAGGCCGTCAGTTGCATTATGTGATTTCTCAATTAATATTCCAAAAGCTAGAGGAGATAAAGAAGATGAAAGATATCTTGGTGTAATAAAAGCCGGAGCTCAAGTATCTGGCGGTGGGCAAGTATTCGAAACATTAGAGGATATAGATTTTGCATCCCCATTTAACTCAAGAGGGGAATCAAACAGATTAAAAATACCAAATTTTGATGGAAATAATAATTTAATATCATATACAATGGTTAAAAGAGAAGCGGTTGTTAATGGTGTTACAAAAATTTTTAGAAAAGTAATAACAGAACTTGACCAAAAACCATTTTTAAAATTATATCTTCCAGAACAAAACGTATTAGGCGTTACAGGTATTATACATAAAGAAGGAACTAATTTTGCATCAAATCCAACCGAATCTGAATTTCTTAGTTCACCTAATAAATGGTATGAAGTAAAAACATTAATTCAAGATAAGGTATTTGTTCCCGACCCAACATCAGCTTCAGATAAAGATAATTTTATTGCTGGTACATATGTTTCAGTTTCAAATAAGTTTATTACGGAATATACACCTGAAAATTATTTTTCAATAACATTTGGTTCAGGTAATGTAAATCCATTAGATAATTTGGATGATTATATGACAGGAACTATGAAGGTAAATCTTGCAACGTATTTAAATAATATGTCATTAGGTATGTTACCTAAATCAAATACAACATTATTTGTAAAATATAGGATTGGTGGTGGAAAAGATACAAATTTAGGTATTAATGTCATTAGTAGTGTTGATAATGTTGATTTTGTGGTACTAGGACCAAACTCAACTACAAATACCCAGGTTCAACAATCACTAATTGTTACAAATATAACACCAGCAGTTGGCGGAGCAGACCAACCAAGCGTAGAAGAAATTAGAAATATGGTAGCTTATAATTTCTCAGCTCAAAATAGAGCGGTAACACTTAACGATTATAAAACATTAATTGAAACGATGCCTTCAACATACGGAGCGCCAGCAAAAGTTAATGTATATGAAGAAGATAATAATGTAATAGTTAAATTATTATCCTATGATGAAAATGGAAATCTATCAAATACAGTTTCAACTACATTAAGTAATAATATAAAACAATATTTAGCGGAATATCAAATGGTTAATGATAATGTTCTTGTTGAATCTGGCGAAGTAATTGATTTAACATTAGAGTTTACATTGGTTATTGATAAAAATGCAAATCAAACTGATATTATGACAACAGCCGTTGAAGATATTATTGATTATTTTGCAATTGAAAAAAGAAAAATGGGCGACCCATTATTTCTTGGAGATGTTAAAAGAATGGTAGGACAGGTTAATGGAGTTGTTAATGTTGTTGATTTAAAAGTTTATAATAATACAGGTGGAGAATATTCTACAGCCGAAGTTACACAACCATTTGTTGATGAAACAACAAAAGAAATTTATGCTCCAGATATGACAATTTATATGAAATCAAACCAAATATACCAGATTAGATTTCCGAATAAAGATATAAAATTTAGTTTCAAAACATTAGGAACGACTACATTCTAAATTTTATTTTATTTATACTTAATGGAAATGTATAATTTTCTATTTATTATAGATGACACAAAAACACAGAATTTCAACGAATATAGGCAGCGACCAAAAGGTTGTTGTTAAGTTAAAACAAGAGTACGACCTACTGGAGATACTCTCACTAAAGTTTACACAAACAGATGTTTACGGTTCAATGTGCGCCGATTATGGTGTTGTATGCGGTAGAGTTTCAGTAAACAATGGGTTCGGAGTTCCAAATGTTAGAATATCTATTTTTGTTCCAATTAAGGATGAAGATACTAACGACCCAGTAATTTCCGCATTATATCCATACACAACAGTTGTTGATAGAGATGATGCTGGATATAGATATAATCTTTTACCAGCAAGAAAACAGCATGGCGGGCATGAACCAACAGGAACGTTTCCAGACCAAAGAGATGTTTTAACCCGAGAAGAAGTTCTTGAAGTTTACGAAAAATATTATAATTTTACAGTAAAGACAAATAATGCCGGTGACTTTATGATTTGGGGAGTACCAGTTGGAACACAAACAATACATGTTGATGTTGATTTATCAGATATTGGATGTTTTTCATTAAGACCTGATGATTTTATAAGACAGGGTATGGGTGTTGACCAATTTAAAAATGAATATACATATAAGGCATCGGAAGACTTAGATTCTTTACCACAAATACTTTCATTTAATCAGACAATTGAAGTTTTTCCATTTTGGGGAAATGAAGATTTATGTGAAATTGGAATTACAAGAACTGATTTTGATTTATCGGACCAAGGAGTAAAAGTAGAACCGAAAGCCTATTTAATCGGTGGAACGTACACCGATGTTGGCGAACACTCAATAAATAAATTATGTGTTCCTCGTCCAAAAATGGGAAACAAATGTGCATTAACAACAAAAAAAGGTAAGATTGAAGCAATTAGGTTTACAGGAATAAGAGATGAAAAACATAGACCAATATTAGAAAAATATGAAATAAATGAAGATATTGATGAAAATGGTTCATTTATTTTACCACTTCCAATGAACATGGATTATATTTTTACTAATGAATTTGGTGAAAATGAATACACTAACGACCCAAATAAAGGAATACCCACTTCCGCATGTTATAGATTAAGAATAAATCTATCTGATGACGGAATGGAAAATTCTAGAATGAATGCTGACTTTTTAATACCAAATATTAGAGAATATACAGATGATATAGATAGGTCATACGCTTTCAGTGCTAATTATGATGATTATCCTAAACATGCAGTTGATAACTATATTTTAAATAATAGTGATGGTTTTTATTACCCTCAAGATTATTTTTATAGATTTTCATATAATAAAGTTTTTACAGTATCATCGTTCCATAGTACGTTTGTTCCTCAACCATTCTGGCAAAAGAAGATATTAGGCGACAAATTTTTAGGAATAAAAGAATTAGTACCAAAACGTGAAGAAGATTGCGGGCCAAGTGCATTAACGCCA